GTTGTCGAACAGCTCAAGCTCGGTCGGCGCCACCACGGACCCCAGGACCCACATGCCAGGCGCGCGAACGCGGGGAAACGTCATCGGGAGACTCCTACGGGTTCAGAAACGGGCCGACCTGCGGGGTCCCGTCCGGCACCCCTGGGTTCGTGAGGCCCGCCAACATCGCGAGACCCGTGCAGAGCGCGCAGCCAAGAACATCCTGCTGCTCACGCCCAATCGCGTTCGCAATGTCTTGCGCGTAGTCGGCGTCGACGTCCGCGACCTCGACCGACAACGTCGTGTCGGCCTGGACCGTCGGGGTCAGGCGAAAGAAGGTCGGTTGGTTCGGCGACGACCCGAACGCCGGGTTGGCGCTGATGAACTGCGGCAAGATCCACCAGTTGAGCCCGACGTGCACCGCGTTCGACGCGACATAGGCCTGAGTGATCGTCATCTCAGGGTAACCGCACTCGCCGTAGAGGTCTTGCACCAACCCAATCAGCGACGTGCTGAGGGCGTTCGAGGCGTGGTCGACGTTCAGCGTGAACGAGGTCGGCATAGATCCTCCCGTCGGAAGGATCCCGGGATCCTTCCGACCGACGAGCCCCCGTCAGGGGAACGAAACCATCCCGAGCGTGGTGGCGCCGACAGGCGACTCGCCGACCAGAAAAGGCCCCGTCGTGCCCCCCGCCGAACCGCCCGACGTCACGGCCGCGACCTGCCAGGTCGACACGCCGCGCAGGATCCGCGCAAGCAGGTTGCCGATCAACGCCCGATCGGTCGGGTCGACCGCGGCCGCGGGGCTCGTCACGATCAGGTCCGACCGTTGCGTCGATGTCCACAGGGGAAAAGGCGCGGTGGAGATCACGACCCCGGGGTTGTGCGGGTTCTGAAACGTTGCGGTGAAGGTCCCGAAGGCGGGCGCGGCCATGACGGTCACGACCTCCGCCCGGTTCAGATCGTCCGGGTCCACCACCACCTTGTCGCCCACCAACAACACGGGTTGCGCGGTCTCGTTCGGGAGGTAGCGGTACTGCACCGCCTGCGGGGTCCCGAGGTTGGCCGAAATCGGCTGCCCGAGCTGAAAGAGTTTCCGCGGTACCGTCGGGACCTGGAGGTTCTGCGGCTGGTCGCCCAGCGCCGCCGGGTACAGCGCGATCTCGGCCGGTTTGGTGGTCCGGTAGAACACGAAGTCGTTGGGCAGAAGGGCCGCCAGCGCCGCCACCACGGCCTCGCGCCGCGCCCCACGCGGCAACAGCTCGGCGGCCGCGAGCGCGGCGCGACGCTGAAGAACGGTGGCGGTCGGGGGCGGAACCAGACCCCACTCGGCCTCGCGGTCCGCCAGGTACTCGAACACGCACGACGGGTCGATCTGAAGCCCCGCGTGGAGGAGCGTCAGGTGCGCGACCCCGAGCGCGATCGCGGTCGCGTAGCACCAGGCGTCCTCGCGTGACCCCGGCGTCAACGCGTAGTTCTCGCCCGGCTTGCCGAGGCTCGCCGTCAGGGCGTCGTAAATCTTCTGTCCCTCGGACGGCGTGCTCTGAAGTCGAAGAAGACCGAGCGGCGTGAAGCACGAGAGGCGCGGCATTCTGTTCAGTAGATGCTGAGCACGAACGGCGCGTTCGTCGGGGTTCCGGCGGCATCCCAGGTGTAGACCGTGAGGGTGTTGGGCGCGAGCGACTCCACCACCGGGGCCGCGTACGGATTCGGGTCCGTGATCCACGCGCGCGACCGAGCGCGCGGCGGTGGCAACACGCCCGCGGGCCACGCGATCGTCACGACCCCGGTGCTGAAAAGCGAGACCGTGAAGTTCGCCTGGCAGTAGCTCGTGGTGAGCTGATCCGCCATCCCGGTCGCCCGCACGATCGCGAGCGACGGGGCGATCGCAATCTCAAGATCGAGCGCCTCGATCACGCGGTTGACGCCCCCAAGCTGAAGCGCCCACTGGTTCAGTTGGTTCGCGTACGGCATCTCGGGCGGAACCGGAGGGTACGCGGCGTCGTCTTGAAGCTGCGCGCCCCCAAGGTCATCCACGCTGGCGGCGCGCGCAGGCTGACCAGGAAGAACGAAGTCCCAGGTGAAATAATCGGGGGCCGGCATGCTGATTCCCTTTCCCGATCAGGTCGAGGCGTAGGCCGCGAGGTCGCCCAACACGCTCAGGTAACTGAAGATCCCGGCGGTCCCGACAGGGGTCTGGTAGGGAAGCGCGGGCGTCAACGGCGTCACGGTCTCGATCACGTTCCCGAGCGCGTAGATCGGAATCACGATCCGGGCGTCAATGAGACTCGGGTAGCTTTGTGGGCTCGTGGGCTGTCGGCGTTGTCGCGCCCCGGGGTCCGGCAGGGTCGGGACCTGTTCGCCCGGCCCGAGCCCATCGAAATACTGCACCACGGCCGGGACCACGCTGTTGAGCGACGCGCTCCACGGCGATGCCCACTGCCCCTCGACCGGAACAAACGTCGGGTCCGACGCCCCGTAGGACCGGTCGGGCAGGATCGTCCAGTTCTTCCCCTCGGTGTTGACCACCACGGTCCCGATCCGGATGAGTCGGAAGAGCTGCTGGGTCTGGTCGTAGAACCCGAGGTTTTGTCCGGCCTGTGGATCCACGATCGTGGCGGTCGTGGAAAGCACGAACGAGTCAAACGTGGGGCCGGCCCCCACATTGACCTGATGCCCCTCGACGAACGGAGGCCACGGCGACGCGTCCATCCAGGGAGCGGCGCCCGACCCCCAGACGATCAGTAGCGCGGTGTCGACCGGATTCTCGGTCAGGACGCACGCGAAGATGCTGTCGTCGGCCGGCAGGATCCCGGTGATGTAGGAGAGCGTGGCGGCGATCTCGGTCGCGTTCGGCGTGCGACTTCCGCCCGGTGCGCTTGGGTTGAGTGTGAAGCAGTACGCGGTGCTGCCAGGCCCCAGGATCGCCGGGTACGTGAAGCACTGCTGCACCGAGAGCCCCGGGGTGTTGAGGACCAGGCGCTGATAGTCGGCGTCGTTGCCGGCCGCCGCGGGGTTGGCGCGGTTGTAAGCGATGAGCGCCCGGTAGGTGGCGTCGTCGTCGGCGTTGCGCCCGCCGATCAACCCCTGACCGTTCGAGTCCGCAAAGACCGAGCATTCGGTCGAAAGACCGGGCGGCGGCGCCTGCCATTGCAGCGGCGTCGCGGCCGCGAGGTTGGTCCCGGGCCCGGTGTCGACCCCCTGCACCGGCACGGGCGTCGCGGTGGTGTAGAGCGCGGTCGCGGTGCACTGGTAGCGGTTGCCGCTGATCGGCTCAATCGCGATCGTGCCCGCCTGAATCAGGGCGCCGCCCGCCGATGTCGTGATCGACAGGAACCCCGAGGCCCCGACGGCCGGGCGACGAAAGATCCCCTCGTCCTCGCCGAGGATGGTCAACCACGGCCCGGCGGATGTCCGAAGGGTTGTGCCGCGCCCGATCGTGACGGCGTCGCTGTAGATGGCGCTGATCGCGTCCGCCGCCACGCTGGCGTCGACGTACGGCTGCGTCCCGGGCCCCACGTCCGCCGCCGGAACCCGGAGACTGTAGCTCTGGCACCAGCGGTCGCGGATGCTGTCGCGTGGGATCGTCAGCACGACCCCGGGGGTGCTATCGACCGCCATGCGTTACATCCCGGTGAAGCTGCCCTGCGGCAGCGAGAACGTCGGGGTCTGCTGGGTCACGAGGTTCCGATACTGAACCGCAACCGCAAACCCGCCCTCGAAGTAGACGTCGACCTCAACCGTCACGACCTGAATCAACTGCTGCTGCACCAGATCCGCGAGCGCGTCCTGCGCCATCCGGGTCGCCTCGGTCTTGGTGGAGGGCGTGATCCGGAGGATTGACCGGAACGGGGCTCCGACTTCCGGCGCTGACGTGATGCTGCCGAGGTTCACCAAGAGCGCGAGCGCGACCTGTTGGTCGACCGGGTTGATCTCCCGGTAGAGGCCGGTCGCGGGGTCGAGCAGGAAATCCTGGCTGGCCCCGTCGAACAAGAGCGCCGCCGGCGGTGTGCGGTTCCGCGGGGGCGTCGCGCCGAACGGGACCGGCAGCGGGTCGGCGCCCGCGGGCCCCACCCCTGCCGGAAACGCGCCCGCGCCCATCAGCGGGCCCTGCGGGCGCCGGACGGGCCCACGCCCACCCCGAGACCGAAACCGCCACCGCAGGGCAGCAAGGGGGCGCGGCGCGCCGGTCGGGGTGCTGGTCGGTTCATCGTGCTGCTCCCGTGGGAAGGATCCTGGGATCCTTAGGTGGCGCGCGCCTTTGTGGCCGCGACCGCGGGGGGCGCGCCGACGTGGGTCGCGGCCCCGACGGCCGTAAGCCATGCCAGGAACGCGGGGGACGCGATTGCGATCGGCTGGCCGCCCGGTCCGCCGATCTGCGCAAAGTTGGTCGCGTCGAGCACGATCGAGGGTCCGCCCGGAATCGCGAGCGTGAGGCTCGGGGGACTCGTGGTGCCGTCGATCGTGAGGTGGGGGCCGTTCGCGATCTCGATCGTGATCTTGGTCGGGGGCGACGACGCGGGCGCGTGAACCAGGATCCGATGCGACCCGTCGTCGTTGAGCGTGATGCGGGCCAAGTCCGTCACGGCCGTGCCGTCTTGGTTGGCCGCGGTCGGCTCGTAGAGCGCGACCCCGCCCTTCGCGAGCTGCGGCACAAGCCCCACCACCCTCGGGTCGGTCAGCAAGATCGCCTGGTCGTCGTTGTCGCCGACGAGCCGAAGCAGCGTGCAGCTTTGCCCGGGCAGCGGGTCGCCCTGCCCGTCCGTCCCGGGGTCTTGGGGGCGCGCCATCAGGCCCAGCGGGGGAAGCGCCTCGACCTGCGGAAGCGTCGTCACGGCCGCGTCGCCATCGACCCCGACGCTCAAGAAACCGTCGCCGTCGTAGCTGCTGCCCGTGGCGGTCTGGACATCGGGCCGGATCGGGAGCGCTCTCATGTGCCGGGCCCCCCCTCGTCCGAACCGAACACGAGGTCGGCCGGGCGTTGCAGCGTCAGTTCCGTCGTGGTCTGGGGGCCGCGGCGCAGCACCACCTTCTCGACGTAGTAGTTGCCGTCGAGCCCGAGCTCGTCGTCCTGCACCCGCACGACCGTGTCCTTTGCCCAGACGGCGCGCTGGCCGTTCAGCAAGCTCGGGACCGTGTGACCCGCGACCTGGTAGACGAGCTGCCATCCCGCGCGACGCGTCTCCGCAAGCTTGCGGCGCGCGTAGTATTCGGCCTGGATTGCGTTGTTGACGTTCGCGTCCCGCAGGACAAGCGGGCGCTGGAAACCGAACCCCTGCATCTCGGTGTCGACGAACGACCCCGACGCTTTCGTTCGGCCGAACTTCTTGCCGCCCCCGCGCCCGTAGATGATGGCCTCGGTGTAGCGGCCCTCGGTCGCGTTCCGGTAACTCGCGTGCGTCACGTTGACGGCGTTCCGGGTCTGACCGCGTCGTCGAACGATCTGGTAGGCCGCCGGCTGATTGCCGTTCGGCTGCGAGAGAATCAGGGTCCCGTCGCCCGCGGCCCAGAGGAAAAGACCCGCCCGGTCGAGCTCCCGCTTGATGAACTCGTACCACCGCTCGCCGATCTTGGTCCGGAGCTGCTTGGCCGTCGGTCCCGTTGGGTTCTGCCCCGCGTTGGTCTCGGGGTCGGCGTTCGGCACGACCCCGATCCCCGTCGTGAGCTTCCGGTTCGCGTCCGCGGACTGCGCGATCGTGATCGGCGGGTTGTTCGGGAAGGCCGCCAAGACCGCGCCCCCCACCATGTCGAGGTAGGTGGCGTTCGCGAAGCTGGTCTCGCTCGTCACGAACGCATCGTGAAGCGGCGCCAGGCTGTCGCGCCCGTGGATCGTCAGCTCGCCCCCGCCCGACGGGTCGCTCGTGGCCTCGAAGCCGTCGATCTGGCCCGTGAACTGCGGGGTGTCGCCAACGTAGAGCTGGAACGCGAACCCGGGCTGCGCCATCGCGATCAACCCCCGCAACACGTCGCCCCAGCCAAACCGGAGCGAGAACGTCGAGGGCTGGACCAACATCGACGACTGCACCTCGTACGACTCCGCGACCAAGATGGTCTGGCCGTTCACCACGACCCGGACCTGGTCCTCAAGTCCGCCCGTCACGTCCCCGAAGGTCTGGATCGCGCCTAGCGTGGGGGTCGCGGGCTTGGTGCTCTTGGCCGCCGTGACCCCTTGGCTCGCGCCGCCGTTGAGCTGGCGTGCCGCCAACGCCGCGACGTTCGCGAACGCTTGCGTCTCCTCCCCGGGCGCCCGGGTCGTCACGTCGCGCCTTGGGTCTGGGGGGCGAACAGGTAGGCCTTCAGCACCGTCCCCCCGGGGACGAAGAATGGGTCGTAAATTTCATTCGTCTCCAAGAGCTCGATCGAATGGCTCGCGTCGCCGTAGATCGCGGTGCTGATGGCGCCGATCCCAAGCCCGGGCTGCGGGACCGTGTAGTGCACGACCCGAACGCCCGTCGAGAGCGCGTCGGTCGCGAGCTGCTGCGCGTTCTGCCAAAGGTCGTGGAGCGCGTAGAGGAGCGGGTAGTAGGTGGGGTCGGCCCAAAGCGACGCCTGGTCAGCCTGCTGGCAGGTCGTGACCAACGCCTCCGCCAGCATCGCGACCGCGAACCCGAACGACGCCGCTTCCGCGAGCGCGGCCGTCACGAGGTTCGCGGCCGTGATGACGGCCGTCAAGAGCGACAGGTCCGACGCCGAAATCGACGTCAGCAGCAGCACGTCCGGGTACGCCACCCCGGCCGCGTAGGCGTCCGCCAATCGCGCCTGCTGGTCGTCGAGCGCCTGTTGGTAAGCCGCGAGGTTGGAACCAAACCCCGCGCTCGTTTGCGCGATCAGCGACGAGACCAGGAAAAGGTCCGCCTGGTCCTCGCGGAAGGTCAGTTCGGCCGTGATGCCGTTCCGGCCGGTCTTGGGGTCCGCGACCTCGCGCCACGACGTGCAGTACGCCGTGATGGTTCCGACGGTCGGGATCACGAGTTCGCCCGACTTGCCGGTCTCGAACCGCTGCCGGAGGCCCGTGTAGTCGTCGGGCCAGATCGTCGGGTATTTCGCGAGCCCCTGGTAGGCCGGAACCGTCAGGTGGATCTCGTAGAGCTTTCGGCCGAGCTTCTCGGGCGCGCCCCCCGGGCTGTGCGGGTACTCATGAATGTGGTCCCGAAGCGAGCACGTCAGCTCGATCTTCGAGACCGGGAACGGGACCCCGAAGAAGCTCGCTTGCGGGAGCGAGTCGAACGCCTGCCCGGAGGGCAGGTACCCATCCGGGATCGCGGTCGGCATCAGGCGCTCCCTTCTTAGCGGATCGGCTGCGGGCCCGTCGTGGCGCCGCTGTTCGCTCGAGCGGCCGCCTCCAAGGCTTTACCGCCTCGTTCGGTCGCTTCGCCTCCCTTTCGGAGCGCCATCGCGGCCGCCTCGTGTTTCGCGGACGCGGCGAGGAGCTGCTCGATCACTTGGTTTTGATTTTGGAAGTTTCCCGCGTTGTCGCGCGCCCCCTCGGCCGCGCCCGCTTGCGCGAGCGTGACGCTTGAGAACGGGTTGAGGGCCGCGGTCTTGGTGATCGACGTGTCGCTCGCGAGCGCGAGCTGCTGCTTGTTCGCCGCCTCTTGGGCCTGGAGCGCCTTGGCGGTCTCGGGCGAGACCACACCCGTTGCCTTGAACTCCGCCAGTGCTTTGTCGAGGGTGTCGGCTGTTTTGCTCCCGACGTCGGCCGATCCTTCGTAGCCGCCCTCAAGCTTCCCCTGGCCGTAGAGAACCGCACCCGAACCCAGCGCGACACCCGCGAGCGCCGCGCCCCCGAGGCCAGCGGCCGCGCCGCCACCCCCGGCGGCCGCCGACGCCGCCACGCTGGCGCGGGTGATCACGGCCTGGAGGGCCCCGCTGATCGCCATCCCGACCCCGGCTTGCGCGACCGACGCCACGAGCGCTACCACCACGGCCTTCATCGGGTTCTCGGCCGCCCAGGCGGTCATGTCGGCGAACTTCTCCGCCAGCGTCATGACCGCGGGGGCGAGCTTTTCGACCGAGTCCAAAAGACGCGGGAGCGTCTGGTCGGCGATCGCTTGAAGTCGGTTTTGGAAGAGCTGCGCTTTCGATTCCGTGGTGGCGAGCGCGGCCCCGAGCGACTCCTGGATCTGCTTGTCGCTCATCTGCCCGCCGAACTCCTTGAACTTCGCCGCCACCGCTTCTTTGCCAGCCGCCCCACCCCCGGCGTCTTGAAAGACCTTCTGGAACCCCGTCAAAACCCGGCCCGACTGCTTGCCCTTCATCTCGGCCGCGACCTTGGTCAGATCGCCTTTCGACAGCTCCAGCATCCGGGGAATGATCTCCGAAAGCGCGCGGAGTTGCGTCTTCCCCTTGTCGGAGAAAATCTCGCTGTCTTTCAAGCCCGCGGCGTGCAGGGCCTTCAGCCCGCTTGCGCTCTTGAGGTCCCCGACGAAGTTCGACGTCGAGACCGCGGCTTGCGCCGGGCCCTTGGCGCCGCCGAACTGCTTGGTGATCTGGAAGACAGCGCCGAGCTCGCTCATCGCCTTGGCGGGGCCGCCCGCAAACATCCCGGCGGTCGCGATGAGCGGCGCGACGTTCTTCGAGAACGACCGCATCTCGCTCGCGCCGAGTTGTCCCTGGCGCGCCATCGTTTTCATGACCGCCACCACGGCCTCGCCCTTGTTCGGGATGTCGCCGAGCTTCAGCGCAACATCTCCCGCGGCGTCCATGTAATCGTCCAGGTTGCCCGCCCCCGCCTTCGCGAGCTGCGACATCTGCTTGACGATCTCCATCCCGGTCTGGAGGTCGGTCGACTTGCCAACAAACTTCTGCATCCCCGAGAGCGCGCTCTCCTCGCTGGTCGCGGACGCGTCGGCCGCCGCCTTCGCGGCCGCGATGATGGCCTTCGGGTCTTGCCGCTTCCCGACGTTCCCGGCCGCGCCCTCGACGTAGCCGCTGTTCGAGATGTCGGTCGCGAGTTTCTGCGTCGAGACGTTCCGCTGAACGAAGCTCCCGACGTCGAGGTTGACGCCCGCACCGCGCGCGATCGAGCCCATCAGCCCCATGCCGCCACGGACGATCCCGCCAAACGTCCGGCCCGCGCTGCTGACAAGCTGCTTGGCCGTCGCCTCGCTTCGACGAAGCGCCGCCTCGGTCGCCTTCGCCTCTTGCGCGAGATAGCGCTGCTTGACCTGAAAGACCCACTCGGCGGCGCGCGCCTGCTCCTTCGCGGCTTTCTCGGCCGCGCGCGTGGTGGCGCCGAACGACTCCTCCGCCTTCTTCGGGAGATCCCGGTAGCCGCCCGCGAAATCCGCGGCCCCACCCCTGCCCGCGTTCGCGATCTGCTGACGCGCCCGGTTCGCGGCCGCGATCAACGGCTGGAAGACCGCGGTCGCGCCCGGGTCAAGGGAGGCGCCGACGCGGATCTGGATCGACGCCATCGCGGGCCCCCTGCTGCCCGTTCCCGGGCTCTTGCCGAACCAAACGACCCGCGGGTCACCCCGATGCTAAACGCGCCGCCTTGGGCCCGCGACGCCTCAGGGGAGCCGGAGCCAGTCGATCGCGGCCGCGAGGGCCCGGCGGGCCCGGCGGGCGTCCAGCACCGAGAGTCGGCCGAGCGCGCCCGCCCGCAGGGCCGCGACCAACCGCTCGATGTCTTGGTCGCTTGCCTCGGGCGAGGTCGGGCGCTCGGCCGCGATTGTTCGGTCGAGTTCTTCGTAGAGGTGCTCGACCCCGGCGGGCGTCAGCGCGATCGACACCACGTCTTCGGCGCCGCCCTGGGGGCCGCCGAAAAACGGGATGCGGCGGTCGCCGGGTTTGGTGGCGCAGCGCGCGAGGAGCCACGCCATCAGGGCGCCGTTGCCCGCCAGCACCCGCTCTTGTTCGTCCTCGGCTTGCGGGTGAAGTCGCCACGCCCGTTGGGCCGCGGCCGCGCGCGCCTGGACCGCCTCGGCCTCGCTGTAGAGCCGCAGCCCCACTTCAACCGCGACCCCGGGCGCCCCCGGGTAATCGCGGTTCCAGGCCGCGGCGGGAAGCAGCACGACCCGCGTCGGCAGGATCTTTTGCTGGGCGTCGACGACCCGGCGGAACGCGCTCGACGGTTGCCCAACTGGCGCCGTCGGCGAAGCCGGCGGGGCCGGTCTCGTCGCCTCGGGGGCGTCGGGTTTTGCGAAGGCGCTCGGCATGGGTGCTCCGGGTCGGAAGGATCCCGGGATCCTTCCGACGTGCCCGCTAGGGTTTGTCCTCGCCCGTCAGGACACGTCCGCGGCGTCGGAGTCCGAGCCAGAGCGCGATCTGGGCGTCAGAGAGCTCGCATACAGCCTCGCGATAGTACGCGCCCAGCTCAGTCGCAAAGCGGGCCGCAAGAGCTCGAAAGGGGAGTCGGCCGAACCCTCGTCCTCCCCCGCGAGCGTCATCACCATCGCGATGAAGGCGCCGGCGTCCATCCGGGAAGGCCGTGGCGAGCATGCGTCCTGCCAGGCCTGCTGCTGCTCGTACAGGAGCGCGATCCGGTCGGCGTCGAGGTGCAGCAGGATCTCGTCCGTCGAGTCGAAATAACGAACCCCCGGCTGGTCCGGGTCCTCGCACGCGATCGCGAGCGTGGCCGCCATGTGGCCAAGGTCGTAGAGCCGCTCGCCCTCCCGCGGCTCCGGGGGTTCGCGCGTGTCGTCCTTTCGGGCGCGCCGCATCTCGGCGATCGAATAGGCGCGGGCTTCCGCCACCACACGCCCGAGTTCGAGGGCATTCAGCGGCCGAACCGCCACGCGCGCGACCGTGCCGCCGTCCAGCACCAAGTCTACGGGTTTGGTCGCGCGCTTCCCGAGCGCCACGTCGGCGAACCGTCCCATCGTTTCTCCCCTGGCGACTCTGGCCGCCCGTCAGTGTTGCGCGGGCGACCCACCTGGCGGAATCGCGGGCGCGACCCCTGGGAGCGGCGAGGTCGTGGTGGCGTTGCTCCAATGAAGATGGCCGGTCAAGTACGCGAAGATCCCGACCAGGATCATCGGGATCAGGGCGCTGATCACCTTCTCGCCGAAGACCGAGAGATAGTTGACCCGCCGCTCCGCGACGGCGGACGACGTCGCGACCGCGGCCGCCACCTTCTCGACGTTGACCGAAACCGCGTCGAGCTTGGTGTCGACGTTCTCCACCACCCGGAAAAGCCCGGACGACTTCTGTTTGGTGGCCGCGATCGACGGCTTGCCGATGCTTCGGCGGTTCTGGATCCCGATCCGCAACGCGCGCCACGCGACCTCCTCGGTCGTGGGGGTCACGGTGGCGTTCGGCCATTGCCCGCTCGCTTCCAACTCTTCGCTGGCGTCGTTGTCTTCTTCGCTCGCCGGGCCCGCCGCCTCGAACGAAGGAACCGAGGGCTGGCGAACCTGCGGGAACGGCGACGGGGTCTCGTTCCTAAGCTCCGGGTCCATCGCCGCCACTCTTCTCTCGGGGCCGAGCCCGTATCGACCCGGACGCGGGGGCTCTTTCGGGGAGTTCGGCATCAGGGGTCTCCTTCGCAACCACGTCAGACCAGCACGGGAGCGCCGCCGATGAAGCTGAACTTTCCTTTGGCCTCGCCCGACTTGCTCTCGGACGTGTAGTTGCTCGACATCAGGACCCCGGTCGACAGCATCATGCGGCCGTTCCGAAAGAGCCCGACCGAGACCTGGGTGCCGATCAGATCGTCGACATCGATGTCCATGCCCTGGATGGGCGTGACGGTGTCGAAGTCGAGCTTGATTTCGTCAGCCCCGATCGACTGCCCCACCACCCCTTCGATCCCGTACTGGTTCGCGCTGTTGGTCGTGCGGTCCTCGTTGCTGTTCGAGACCTCCGCGACCTTCTGGGCATTCAGGTAGAGCGGGTTCGGACGAAAGACAGACTGCGCCATGGCGACTCCTTCGGGATGTCAGGGGGTGGACGAAACCGCAATACCCTCACACGGTCGTGACGTTCTGCACCGACACGCCCAACTGGTGGTCGTTGGGGCAGGGGACGACCGGCACCACGCTCATGATGCGCTGTCCCGCGACATCCCACTCCGACACGACCGGGTTCGCGGCCGTGCTGCCGGGCAGCAGGATCGGGGGCGACGTCTGCTCAAGCTGCATCAGTTGTTGGGTCGCGTTCTGGGTCCAGAGCATCGGGGTCGCGAACCCCGCCGGCGCCGCGCGGGCCGTCGGGGCCGGGTCCGGTCCCGTCCGGGGGTTGTTGGGCTTGAAGACCGTCAGGAAGTAGAGCTTCAGCACGAGCCGCACGTAGTCCGGCACCACCGCCTGGCTGGTGTCGAGCGTCGTGTACTCGGGGTTTCCGAATTCGTCCATCGAGTGCGTCGTGATGGACCGGACCACGTACGGCTGCCCGGCCGCGTTGGTCGTGACGGGCGTCACGCCCGAGTTCAGCGCCGCGATCAGCGTGTTGGTGTTGGGCCAATCGCTCTTCTGCGATTGCGGCGCCACGCCCGGCAACACGTAGCCGTCGTACGCGGCGTCCGGGTCGCCCTGCTCGACCGACGTTCGGATCGCGCCGAACGTCGCGGCCAGGCAGCTCCCGACGGTTTCGCCGTCGTTCTCCCAAAGAAGCTGCGCGCGTTCGGCGTTCAGGTCCGTCTGGGCGATCGTCACGGCGGTCGCGAAATCGCCGTTGGTTCCGAACACCAGGTGCTCCGTGATTCCGATCAGCGGCTGCGCCTGCGCGTTGACGAACGTCGCCCATGCCTCGGCGTTCACCGCGTCGGTCTGGGCGGCCGCGATCCGATCGTACTGAAGCGTCTGGATCACGTTCGCCAACAGGGTCGCGACGCTGTCGGACCCGACCCCCCCGGTAAACCGGACGCCCGGCCCCGTCATCGCCACGACCTCGTTCAGGGTGTCGCCGACCGTCAGGGTGCCGGACCCTCCCGCGCAGCCCGTGAGGAGCGTGCCGTAGATGATTTGCCCGCTCGCCAGCACGCCCGTGCCCCCATAGAGGGTCGTGCAGTTCAGGAACGCGGTCCCGCTCGTGGCCGTGTAGGCGATCGTCACCCCGAGGGCCGCGATGTACAGCTCGCCCACGGCCGGGTAGCCCGTCGTGGTGGCGTCGAGGCTCTGGGTGCCGGTGAAGGTGTCGACGTTCACCCCGTTCGACCCAACCGCGACCGCGGTCGCGGGCGCGTTCTGAGTCCCGACGTACGTGATCGTGGTGTTGAGCGCGGCGTCGTAGACCGAACCCGATGTCGGAAGTCCCCCGAGGGTCGCGACCGAGATCGTCTTTTGCGGAAGCGCCTGGCCGCCCGAACCGGCCCCGACCGTGACGGACGTCCCGCCCGCGATCCCGATCGTCATCCCGTTGGGAATGAGGGTCGTGTCGACGTAGAGCGCGCCCTCGTTGCCGCGCGCCCCCGCGCTCTTGCGCGTGATCGTCACGACCCCGCCGGAGCTCGTGGCGGTGCTGCTGAGCTGCCCGTTGCCCAAGATCGCGTTGACGATCGTGGTCGCGAACGTCGCGGGGGTGTCGGTCGAAAGCGCGTCTGCCGAGAGCGCGACGCCGTCGATCCGGAAGTTCAGCGTCCCGCCCGCGGTCCAGCTTCCCCCGACCGCCAGGATGGCGCTCGCGGCCTCGGACCCTTCGGCCTCCGGGGTCGGGGCCGCCTTGATCGTCACGCCAGGGGTCTGGAGGGCCGCGTAACACATCCTGGCGATCTCGGACCCGGCGCCACACGCGGCGTCGATGTCGCCCGACGAGAAGACGTCGACGACGTCTTGATTGGGGGTGGCGGTCCCCTCCGTCATGGTCCCGGAGACCAGCAGGACGAGCGGGATGCTGCCCGCCGTCACGGCCCCGGCGTTGTAGACCGTCTCGGCAAAGAAGCCCGGGATCTTGACCGAGTCGCTGAAGCCCGCGATCTGGATCGTCACGCTGCACCTCCGACGGCGCGGTGCGCCTGTTGATTCGGCTCCAAATCGACGCGAACGTCGAGACCCGCTGCCGCCCGAAGGTTGGCCGGCCACGCGTCGACATCGGGCGGCTCACCCTGGTCCCGCTCCCAGGTCGCGATCGCTTGTTCGGCCGCGGCCCGGAGCGCCTTCGCGGGTTCGACGAACGGTCGGCCCGCGATCTTCGCGGTCGCGGGGTCGGCGGCGATCAACGCGCCCTGCCGAAGACCCAGCACGTAGTGTCCGCTCGGCGGCAGCTCCGTCGGGGTCACGAGGTCGAACGCGAACTGGATGCGCTTGCGCGGCGCCCGGTCGACGTTCCGCCGCCGCCCTTGAATCATCACGGTCAGGTCTCCCGGGGTTTCGAGGCGACGCGTCCGCGCGAGACCATCCGGCCCGACCGACCGGTCCACCCTGGCCCCCACCCAGCGTCGCGCGGGCGAGTGTCGCGGGTCGAACGGAAACGTCGCGTTCGGGACCCCGGCGTGGTCGAGCCGCACAAACGGGTTCGGGAAGCAGCGGATCAGAGGTTTGGTCGGCATCGTGGTCCTCGAACGGAGGGGCGTAAGGATCCCGGGATCCTTACGCCGGGTGGGTACCGTGGGGGCCTGGCGGGGTGCCCCGTAGACGCGCCTCCGGCCCCGGGAAGGGGGTGGGGGCTCCGAAGAGCCGAAAGCGCGACCACGAGGCACCCCGCTAGGTGAACAAGGCCTCGTCGCGCAGGTCCGCGTTGTCGGCGGTCCCGGGGGCCGGCGGGGTCGCGGCGGGAATCTGAACGTCGACCACGGGCGACGGGCCCGGGAAGTAACGGAACCAACGCTCCTGCGTGTTTAGCGTGAGCTCGACCGTATGGGGGTAGCCGCGCTGCGGGCTTCCGCCCGCCATGTCGAGCTTCCGACGAAACTGTCGCCACTTCGCAATCTCCAGCCGCATCAGGGCCGAGATCGGAATCTGCCGCGCCTCCACGTTCGCGACCCGGACGTCGCCGAGGATCAGGATCTGCGTCCCGAGACCCGCGAAGCCGTAGAGCCCGAACGAAACCGTGCCGCCCGCAAGCTGCGGGGGCACGATGATCTGCTGCACCTGTTGGAGCTGGAAGTCGCCCGCGAACGTCCCGGACCCCGACATCGCGACGCGCGAGATCCGAAGCTTCCCGTCGGTCCCGAGCCCGACGAACTCCACGATCCCCTGACCCGCCACGCCCGTGATCGTGACGGTCGGAAGTTGCGGGGGCGCGAACACCGCACCCCCCACGGCCCCGTCGAGACCCGCGCCCGTGATCACGACCGCCGCGGTGGAGGTCGAGGTCGGGGTCACGAACGCCGAAGGGTTCGGGGGTGTCGTGGCGGCGGTCGGGTCGGGGTCGCCGGGCGCGACGAACACCGGGTCCCGCATCTGTTCGATCGCCCGGTCCAAGACCTTCACGACCCCGTTGACGAACGACTGGACCAACGTACGACTCGCCTGCGGGGCAGGCTGAAACCAGTATTGAAGGATCAGGTGATCCTCCGCGACCCGGTAGTCTTCCGCCATCCAGTACGGGCGGTCGCCTTCCTGCCGCCAGCAGTAGATCGCGGGCAGATCCGATTCCTGGAACTCTTCTTCCCCTGGGTCGCGGGTGAAGAACTTCCGCACCACCGGGTTCGCGAACGGGGTCGGGCGCGTCACGAGCCCCGACACCGGCGGCACCACGGACCCGTACGCCGCCTGGGCGTGCGCGTTCAAGACCGCGGCCGCGTAGGCCGCGACGATCGAAACGCTTGGATCCGCGACCTCGCTCCCGACGGTCGGGACCTGGAGCGGGATCGGCAACCCGCCGTACTGATCGCCCGGCTGCTGCGTCAACGAAACCTCTCGGCCGCGCGCGCGATCGCGAGCTCGACTTCCGCCACCACGACCCGTTCGGCCTTCTGCAACGCGGGCCCCATGAAGGGGAGCTGCGGGTTGCCGGGGTGCTGGACCCGCCGGGCGAAGTGAACCCCAGCATCGTCTTCCCAACGAAGAACCCGCGCGCGACTGGGCACGATGACGTGCGGGGCCGTGCCGGCCTCCACGAAACTCGCGTAGCGCTTCTTCGCGTTCAGGTAGCCGACCGCTTCCCCGCCTTGCGGACTCGCGGCCGCGTCCAGGTACCCCTCGATGCTGCCCGTCAGCTCGCCCGTCCGGTCTTGGTAGGGATGCTGGGTCCGGGCCTGCGCGGCGCCCTCCGTGACGCCGCGCTCGACCCCCGTGGTCAGCCCGTGCGCGATGTCGGCGAGCGCGGCCGCCCAGGCGCGCTGCACGTCTTCGACGCCTTCGAGCTCGGCTGTCCACATCGCACGTCTCCCGTCAGAAACCGGCGCCGTTGCGCCGACCGTCGATCGACGTGATGCAGTTCCGGATCGAATCGTCGAGGTAGATCCCGCCGACGTTCTGCTGTTTCACCGCCTGCTGGTCCGGCAGACGCTGGGTCGCGGCCTGGACGCGCTCCATCCGTTCGACCGCGCGCTTCCAACGCGACATCGTCCTGGGGTCTTCGCCGAACGTCCGGACGTACTCGGGGTGACGCTCGAACGCGAAGCAGATCGCGAAGTCGACCGCGCAGCCGCGGACCAACCGATCCGTTTGGATGAACCCCGGGCTCCCGACCTCGACCTCGGGCAGCATCCAACTGTCGACCTCGGCCTCGGCACGCGAGATCACATCCGCGACCGCCGAGGCGTTGATCTGCGAGCTCCCAGGGTCCGTGAAGATGTACGCGACCGTCGACGGGCTGAGGGCGTTTTCGAGGTCGACCTGATGGATGTACTTTCCCATCGCGTTCTCCTCGGTTGGGCGTGCCCGGGTCAGCCCCCCGACATCACTGGTTCGCGCCGAGGATCAGGCCACCGATCAGCGAGACGTTCGCGAGGCCGCCCGTGACGGCCTCGAAATCGTCGTGCGCCACCACGATCACCCGCACGCCGCGCTTGCCCTTGAAGGGGTTGTAGAAGCTCCGCACCGTGAACCCGCCCTCGACGCGGCCACCGAACTCGGTCGGGAGTTGGTTCGCACCGGCACCGTTCCAGCGAAACGTCTTGAACGTCGACGCGTCGTACATCGACACCGCGTCGCCCGGCGGACGACGGAAGAGCGAGACGTTCGACGCCCAGACGTACGGGTAGGCGCCCGCGGTGTTCTTGCTCTTGACCGCGATCACGTTCGGGCGCGGCAACTCCAGGAGCGCCCCCCACTCGTCGTAGCGGTCTTTCTCCGGAAGCGGGCGAACGCCCGACTTGGCGAAGACGTACTTCTGGACGTTCGGGTTCTCGGTAAAGATGTTCCAGGTGTCGAACGACATCGCCATGTCGGTCGGCATCATCAGGGACTTCTCCATGATGTTCTTGATGTCCCGGACCGGGTTCGAGTTTGGACCGTTGTCCCACTTGGTCTGGGCCGTCAGGGTCGTGACGAGCCCCGCAGCGGCCGAGAAGTTCGCCGGGTTAAACGCCGCCGCCGCGACGCGCGTTTCGCGCGAGAGCAAGAGCTTGTCCATCAGCATCTTGGTCGCCGCCATCTCGATGTTGAGCGGCGCGTCCTGGTTCGCGATGATCTCCATCGGGATCACGGACGCGAGCGCGTAGCCGCGCGTGATGTACTGCTGAGTCGCGAGCAACGGGTTGATCTCGGTGATGTCCCCGGGGCGCGGTCTCGATCTGGTTCGCGACCTCAAGGGCGTTGTCCGGGTTCCACTGGAAGTAGAAGTCCGAGGCCTTGTTGACACTCACGATCGGGCTGACGCGATCCGCGCCGAACTCCCCGTTTCGGAAGCCCGAGATGTAGTTCGACAGCGCGGCGTCGATGTGGACGTCGGCCTGACCGAGATCCATCTTCACGAGCGCGCCGGTGCTGGGGTCGCGGGTCGTGACGGTGTGGCTGTCTGCGTTGTATTCGGAGACGGTTCGCTCGAGGAAGTTCATCGTGGGGTCCTTGGAAGGGTGGTGCCCGGCCGCGCCGGACGATCAGGGTCGTGCCGGGCAACACCCCGGCGGCCGTCAGGCGTTGTTCGCGGGGGCGTGGAAGATGGGCAGGATGTCGCCGGCCGCGGCGGGCGCGAGCGCGTAGCCGAGCTGCGCGGTGCCGGCCGCGCACGGCGCGACCTGACCGAGGAAGCCGGCCGTGAGCGACGCCTGCACGTTCTGGCCGTAGTTGATCGCGGCAGCGGCGGTCACGACCGAGACGCCCATCAGCCGGACGGGCCCGGATCGGCCCGGCGGGATGCTCTCGACCGTCACGCCCCCGAAGGAACCGTCGATCGTGCTGGTCGTGAGCGGCACGATCACGCCGCCCGCGAAGTCGCCGGTCGGCGGGTTTGCGGGGTCGGGAATCACGACCGTGTTGGCCGGGATCGCGACCGTGCCGAAGTTGTGGAAGGTCGCCACCAGGACGTCGATCGTCCCGAGGTTGAGAAATCCGTTGCTCGCCATGGGTAAGGGTCTCCTGCGGAAGGATCCTGGGATCCTTCCGCGTCCGGGGGGTCGGGGGTCAGGGGTTCCGTCAGCTCGTGAACTGCGGCATCGGCTTCTTGCCGATCGCGATCTCGTACGCGAGCGACGTCGCGCTTTCGCGCGTCATCCGGCGGTCCCGCACCAGCCGGTCGGCCAGCATCCGCTGAGCATCGAACGAGAGGTTGGGCGCGACCGCACCGTTCTCGGTCGGGGTCGCGCCCGGGGCCGTGACGGGCACCCGCGCCCCCGGGTCCGCGGACGAAGTCGCGCCGCCCGGGGTCCGGTACGTCGTGAGGTCGCGAAGAAGATGGCGCTGCGTCGGCGCGATCCGCGGGTAGAGCTTCTCGAAGTTCGCCGCGTCGGCCTTCAGCTCCCGCACCATCATGGGGCGGTGCGCGTCCGACAATTTGTGCTGGTCCCGGTAGGTCTCGAAGGCCTCGGTCACGCGGGCCATCACGTGTTCTTCGACCCGGCGCGCCTCGGCATCCCGGAGCGCCACGAGCTCCTGCGTGCTGGTGGCGACCTGAGCCTCCAGCTTCGCGATTTCCGCGTCCTTCGCCCGGATCGCGAGCGTGAGCCGGTCGTTGTCCCGCATCAGCGCCGTCTTCTCGGCCGCGAGCGACCGGGCCTTCTCCTCCGCCTTGCCGAGGCGCTGACCGAGCAGGATCGTGTCGCCCCCGTCCGTCATCTGGTGCTCCGTCACTTCGTGGATCTCCATCGCGGCATCGATCAGCTCCTCGACAGCGTCGAGCACGTCCGAGGTGGTCATGTTGGCCGACGCGTTCACGATGTCGGGCGCCGCCATCTTGGCGATGTAGTCGCCGCAGTCGACCCCGCCGGCGCTGACATGACCCATCGCGTGGCCGTGCGGCATCGACATGATCTTGGCGCAGTGGTCGCGGAGCTTGTCGAGGTGGGCCTTCATGTCGTCCGCGGTCGCGAGCGGGTGAAGACCCATGCAGGCCTTGATGCGCCCCATCGTCTCGTGCGGGTGCTTGTCGTCGAGCTTCGTCGTCATCGTCGTTTCTCCGGTCGTGTTGGGCGCGGCGTCGCGCGCGGCGAGAGGTTGAAGGCCCCTGAGGAAGGGCCTGGTTACGAGCGCGACCGACGTCAGGCGCGCGCCGATGGGCTTGCCCGTTTCCGGGTGCTTGGCGCCGAACCGGATCGCGGGGCTGAAGGACCGATACCGGCCCTCCCGGATGTACGAGAGCGCCGGCTCAAGAAACCCACAAAGCCCCCAGAGACCGTCGGCCCCGCGGTTCTGGAGATCCGTGACCCAGCCTTGCGCGGGCGCGCCCGTCACCGGGATGTTGCCCGACGATTCGTCCGCTTCCGACGCGTGCTCGAAGTCGATCGGGACCCGGCTCCCGTCGACCTCGCGAAAGTTTCGCACGAGCTCGTCGAAGACCTCGGGCGTCAGGTCGAACGGGCCGGCCGGATGGCCGAGGAAATGACCCACCTTCGCGATCTGGTTCCAGCGCGGCGACGCCGTCTCGGCGGCGAGCCGCTCGACCTCGGCCGTCAGGTCGGCCCGGGCTTGTCCGTCCGGCAGGGCTTTCAGGCGACGTTCCGCGTCGGCGAGCCGTGCGAAAACGTTGACGAGCTCGACCGGGAGGTTGTCGCCGAACGACGCGCCGTCGCTCGCGTGCACCACCTCGACCCGTCGGGTTCCGCCCGGGTGACTGCTGACGCTCACCCGAAAGCCGCCCTGGATGCTGTCGCCTCCCTCGGGCCCTTCGATCGGGCGGGCCGGGTTCCCGAGCCCCGGCGTGACGTTCGGCAGATGCCGTTGCGGCGCCGCCATGGCGGACCGATGCCCCGGGCCGTCCGGGCCGGGCGATGTCCCGACGGGCGGGAGCGGGAAACGCCGGACCTTGGTCAGGCCGTCGTCGCTTTTCTTCGACCCCGCGTTGTACTCGCTCGTGATTCCGAACCGCTTGGCGGCGCGGGCGATTGCGGCCCGGGCCTTCCGGTACTCGGCGCCCGACAGCGAGCCCTTGTTCTGCTCCAGTCGCGCCGCCGCGTTCCGTGTTCGGGCCGCGGTGTCGATCGGGTAGGCGCGCCTTTCCGGGAGCGCGAACCGGGAGGGCTCCAAGGCCTTCCGCTTTGCCGCGCTGATCATCTTTCGGGTTCGCATCTTGGTCCTCGTGCTGACCCAGGTCCCCGGGTCCTCGTTCCCACCCGGCGGTTGGACGCCCGTCGGGGTTCGGCGCGTCAACGCCGCGGCCGCGGCGGAACCCGGGGTCGA